AACAGATGCGGCGAGATGGTAAGGTGCTGTACGCCATCAAGTACACCTGGTGGCTGCTGCGCTACGGTTATAAAATGAACCCTTACGAAGTCGAGGCACGAGCCGCTGAACAACCTTGAAAGACAAACATGGCTAACGAACAAACCGCATTTCTTCAAAATGGCCCGACCGTTGTGGTGACTGCCAATGCAACCGCTCCCGCAGCCGCGCAGATTTTGCCGAGTTTTACGGCAGTCACACCGCCAACCAACCAGTATCGGGTGGTCAACGTGGGGTCGGTAACCGCCTTCTTAGGCGTTGGTGCAACAGCGGCTATTGCAACTACCAACTCCGCAGCAGTTACTACAACCGGCAACGCCGTCCCGATTGTGGCTGGCGCTGTGGAAGTGTTTAACTTCCCGCCAACCTCATTCTTCACCGCAACAGCGGCATCGTCCACGACACTTTACATCACTCCTGGACAAGGACTATAATGTTTGTACTGGCCCAATGACCAGGGAATCTTAGGATTCAAAAATGTCAGAGATAGAGCAAGTAGCGGAATTAGCCCCCGCGCCGGAACTGGAAACCACGGCGGTTACTCCAGAACCTGTAGTTGAAACGCCGGAAGTAGCAGCTAAGACATTCTCGCAAGAGGAACTTGACGCCGCTATTGGTAAACGCCTCGCAAGAGAGCAGCGAAAGTGGGAACGAGAGCGACAGCCTGCGCCAGCAGTGGCAGTGGACTTGCCTCCGCAAGATCAGTTTGAGTCGGTCGATGCTTACGCAGAGGCCAAGGCTTACAAGCTGATTGAGCAGCGGGAACTCCAGAAACAGCAAGCTGAGATTCTTGATGGGTATCACGAGCGTGAAGAAACGGCTAGGTCTAAGTACAGCGACTTTGAACAAGTTGCCTACAACCCCAGCCTCAAGATTACGACCGTGATGGCACAGACGATTCAATCGTCGGAAATTGGGCCTGACTTGGTTTATCACCTTGGCTCAAATCCGAAAGAGGCAGATCGTATTTCTCGACTAGCGCCTATTTTGCAAGCTAAAGAGATTGGACGACTTGAGGCTAGGTTAGCCGAAAACCCCGTCCAAAAGCGTACTTCTGGTGCGCCTGAGCCGATTTCACCAGTCACCGCCCGAGGGGTGGGTTCTGGGTCTTTTGACACAACTGATCCACGGTCTATCAAGACCATGAGTACCAGCCAGTGGATTGAGGCCGACAGAGCGCGACAAATGAAAGCGTTACAGGCGCGAAAGTTTTAATTTATTTTCTAAGGAAAAATCGTGGCTAACAGTATTCTTACCATTGACATGATTACTCGGAAGGCTCTTGAGATTCTTGAGAACAACCTGGTAATTACCCGCAACGTGAACCGACAGTACGACGACAGCTTTGCTGTTAGTGGTGCAAAAATCGGCTCTACCCTGCGTATTCGCCTGCCTGACCGGGCACTGGTGACTGACGGTGCAGCCCTGCAAGTGCAGGACGATGCCGAGCAAAGCACCACGCTGACGGTGGCAAGCCAGAAGCACATCGGTGTGAACTTCACCACCGCTGAGTTGACTTTGCAGTTGGACGACTTTGCAGAGCGGGTTCTCAAGCCCCGTATCTCGCAGTTGGCCTCCAGCATCGACGCTGACGTTGCTAATGCCTACAAAACCATTTTCAACACCGTAGGCACTCCTGGCACTTCTCCGGCTACCGCTTTGGTTCTGTTGCAAGCGCAGCAGAAACTAAACGAATCGGCTGCTGGTATGGCTCCTCGCTACGCTACCGTCAACCCTGCTGCCAACGCTGGTTTGGTCAACGGCCTGTCTGGTTTCTTCAACCCAACCACCACCATTAGCCAACAATTCAAAAATGGCATGATGGGTACTGGCGTGTTGGGCTTTGACGAAATCAACATGAGCCAGTCCATCAAGGTTCACACCACGGGTTCCCGTTCTGGTACGATTTTGGTTAACGGTGCTGTTAGCACCCAAGGCCAAGCAACAATCAGTATTGACGGCCTGACTGGTGCGACTGACACAGTGACTGCTGGTGATGTGTTTACGATTGCAAATGTGTTTGCAGTTAACCCACAAACCCGTGAGTCAACTGGTTCGCTACAGCAATTTGTTGTTACCGCCGCACAAACGGCGGCTGGCAATGCTTTGGCAAACATGGCAATCAGCCCACCGATCTATACCAGCACAAACGCCTTGGCTACCGTTGACAGCTTCCCCGCTGACAACGCTGCCGTGACTTTTGTTGGTACAGCATCTACTTCCTATCCGCAAAACATGATCTACCACAAGGACGCCATCACGTTTGCTACTGCTGACCTCGTTATGCCGCAAGGCGTTGACATGGCTGCCAGAGCAAACCACAACGGCATCAGCCTGCGTGTAGTTCGTGCTTACGACATCAACAACGACCGTATGCCTTGCCGTATTGACGTTTTGTACGGCTTCAGCACTATTCGTCCTCAGATGGCTTGCCGTCTGTGGGGTTGATCTAACTCATTTAAAAGGAAATTATCATGGCTATTCCTAATGGTGCTGGTGGTTACCAGCTTGGCGACGGTAACCTTACCGAAATTAACTTTGTCGTTCAAACAACTCCAACTGCAAAAACAGCAGCAGCCACACTGACTGCCGCTGAATTAGCTACGGGTATCATCACTTACACCGGCGCTGCCGTTGCATTGACTGTACCTACTGGTGCTGCTTTAGATGCTGCGTTTTCCAATATGAAGAATGACACTTCTTTTGATTTTGTCATTATCAATACTGGCGGAACAAACGCTGCTACTGTTACAGCTAACACTGGTTGCACCTTGGTTGGTGTTGCTGCTGTTAGCGCTTTGACCTCGGCTCAATGGCGTGTCCGGCACACTGCGGATGCAACATATGTGTTTTATCGGGTAAGCTAAATGGCAGTCATCTACCTACGTCACCCCGTGCATGGGACGAAAGTTGCTTGCATGGAAGCAGAGGCCGTTTATGACGAAAAGAACGGCTGGGTGAGGTTTGATGTAGATGCAGAGCCTGTCACGGTGAACGAAATGAAACGTCCCCGTGGCAGGCCACGAGTTGAGGTTATTGACGCAGGAGCATAGGTATGACCACATCTGCTGGCGACCAGATTAACGGGGCGTTGCGGCTCATTGGTATGTTGGCAGAGGCTGAGACACCTTCAGCCGCCACATCTGCTGACGCACTGTCGGCGCTCAATCAGATGATTGACTCATGGAACACTGAGCGGTTGTCAGTGTTCACCACGCAAGACCAAGTGTTTACTTGGCCTGTAAATCAAGCTACACGCACGTTAGGGCCAACAGGTAATTTTGTTGGCAACCGGCCTGTTTTGGTTGACGATGCCACCTACTTCAAAGATACCTCAAATGGTACTTCATATGGCATCAAAATAATCAACGAGCAGCAGTACAACGGCATTGCTGTTAAAAACACAACCAGCACCTACCCGCAGGTGCTGTACGTCAACATGGGTTATCCCGACATTACGATGACGGTGTACCCTGTTCCTAGTTCGCCGCTAGAGTGGCACATCATATCGGTTGAAGAATTGACACAGCCAGCAGTGCTGGCGACCACGTTGTCATTCCCACCAGGCTATCTACGATGTTTTAGGTTCAATCTAGCCTGTGAACTTGCCGCTGAGTTTGGCGTCGAGCCAAGCCCACAAGTTCAGCGAATTGCCATGACCTCCAAGCGCAACATCAAGCGCATCAACAACCCTGACGATGTGATGGCAATGCCTTACGGCATAGTCGCCAATCGTCAACGCTATAACATTTACGCTGGGAATTTTTAATTATGACTACCGTTGCCATCTCTGCTCTGCCCGTTGCCACCGTCATCAACGCTGTCGATATTGTTCCGTTTGTCCAAGCTGGTACAACCAAAAGCATCAGCAAGACATTGCTGTTCACCAGCCCGACAATGGTGACGCCTGTGTTGGGTACAGTAGCCAGCGGCAACATTAGCAACTGCACCAGCACCAGCATGGTCATGGTGACGCCTGTGCTTGGTGCAGCTACAGGAACAAGCCTTGCGCTCACTGGTTTAGCCACTGTTGGTACAACTCTTGGCGTAACGGGTGTTTCCACGCTGACAGGCGGCGCAGTTGTGCAGGGTATGACAGTTGGTTTGGGTACAGCAGCAGTTGCTACAAATACCAGCGTTGGATATCAAGTTTTAAACGGTAATATTTCCGGAAATTCTAATGTTGGGGTGGGTTATCAAGCACTACTTGTAAACACAATTGGGGAACATAATTTTGCGGGTGGTTTTCAAGTTTTAAAAGCAAATATTGCTGGTCAAAGGAATACGGCTCTGGGAACATCAGCATTAGTAACAAACGTAAATGGTAGCTATAACGTAGCAATTGGCGACCAAGCGCTTAAAACAAACGCTATTGGAAGCAGCAACGTAGCAATTGGGCGTTTTGCTGGAGCCTATGAAACAAGTGATAACGCCTTCTACATCAACAACCAAGACCGCACCAACACCGCAGGGGATAAAGCAAGTTCGTTGATGTATGGCACATTTAACACCACCGCAGCAACGCAAACTTTAGCAATAAATGGCACGTTGGCAGTCTCAGAAATCACAGGCACAAGGGCAGCAGCAACAACAATTGCAAGCGCAGCTACGATTGCGCCAACAAAAGACATCACTTTTATTTCTGGAACAGCAGCCGTAGTAACTATCACTGCAATTGCCCCGTTTACCACTGGTGGCGGTACGATAACTTTGATTCCTACTGGCGCTTTTACCTGGACAACCGCAGGCAATATTGCCTTGGCAGGAACGGCTGTAGTTAGTCGGGCATTGACAATGACCTACGATTCTGGTACGACCAAGTGGTATCCGAGTTACGTCTAACATGAAATCTCCCATCCTTGGCAGCGCCTATGTCGCAAGGTCAGTAAATGCCGCAGATAATCGATGCGTCAACCTGTTCCCAGAAGTTATTCCAGACGGAGGGCAGACAGGCGGGTTTTTGAACCGGGCGCCTGGGCTTGACTTGCTGGTGACGGTTGGGACAGGGCCAATACGGGGCTTGTGGACGTTTAACGGCGTTGGCTATGTGGTTAGTGGCACTGAACTCTACAGCCTCACCACGGCCTATGTAGCCACCTTGCGGGGCACGGTAGCAGGTACTGGGCCTGTCAGCATGAGCGACAACGGCACTCAGTTGTTTATTGCAGCCAACGGGCCGGGTTACATTTACAACAGCAGCACATCGGTGTTTGCTCAAATTACAGACGTTGACTTTGCTGGTGCGTCCATAGTCGGTTATTTGGATGGCTACTTTGTCTTCATCCAGCCAGACAGCCAAATATTTTGGGTGACGCAACTGTTGGACGGCTCATCAGTTGACCCGCTTGATTTTGCCAGTGCCGAGGGTTCGCCAGATGGTGTAGTCAGCATGATTGTTGACCACGGGCAAATTTGGCTGTTTGGCACTAACTCGGTTGAGGTCTGGTACGACTCTGGCGCTGCCGACTTTCCCATGACCCGCATCCAGGGTGCGTTTAATGAGATTGGCTGCGCTGCGGCCTTCTCTGTTGCCAAGCTGGACAACGGCATCTTCTGGCTGGGCGCAGATGCGCGAGGCCAAGGCATCGTCTACCGGGCAAATGGCTACACCGGCACTCGGATCAGCACCCACGCCATTGAGTACGCCATTGCCCAGTACGGCGACATTTCTGACGCCATTGCCTACACTTACCAGCAAGAAGGCCATGCTTTCTACGTCCTGACATTCCCAACCGGCAACGCTACTTGGGTCTACGATGTGTCTACCCAAGCGTGGCACGAACGGGCTGGGTTTGACAGCGGTTTGTTTATGCGCCACAGGTCAAACTGCCAGATGGCGTTCAACAGCCAAATTGTGGTGGGCGACTACCTTAACGGCAACATCTACGCTTTTGACTTGGATGTGTACGCCGACAACGGCAGCATCCAAAAGTGGCTGCGCTCATGGAGAGGCTTGCCAACAGGCCAGAACAACCTTAAGCGAGTCGTACATCACACCTTGCAACTTGACGCTGAGACAGGCGTAGGGTTGGGCGTATATCCAGAGCAAACTGCTGATGGCATCATTACCGAGTTGGCAAACGTCCCACCAGCCGGGCCAAGCTACCAACTCGTTGCTGAGTTTGACTGGGAGTATTTGGTGACTGAGGCCGGGGATGAGATTACAACTGAGGCAGGCGATGGGTTTGAGTCCTTGGTGACCTTTGCCTACAGTGGCCCAGACATTGATGGCGCTGAGATTGTCACTGAGCAATTCCCGGCTACACCAGGCTACGACCCGCAAGTCATGTTGCGTTGGAGCGACGATAGCGGTCACACTTGGTCAAGCGAGCATTGGACTAGCATGGGCAAAATTGGTGAGTACGGCTACCGCACGTTCTGGCGGCGGCTTGGCTCATCCAGAGATCGGGTCTACGAGGTCAGCGGCACTGACCCGGTAAAGATTGTCATCATGGGCGCTGAGTTGGTGCTGAGTCCAACGTCAAGTTAGTATGTCAAACGTCACCCAAATCCCTGCGCCTCGGGTTGCTTTTACCCAAGACGGGCAAATCACGACCCAATGGTTTCGTTGGCTCAACAACGTCTACACCATCACCGGCTCTGGCCTTGGCATCACGCCAATCATCAACGGCGGCACGGGGCTGGGCACAATCCCCACCAATGGGCAGTTGCTGATTGGTGACGGCACGGGCTACGCCTTGCACACCTTAACGGCTGGCACGGGCATTACCGTGACCAATGGGGCCGGGACGATTACCGTGGCATCCAGTGGCGTAACCAGCGTAAGCGGCACAGGCATAGTCAACGGTATTACCCTGACCGGCACGGTTACCACAACAGGCAGTTTGACCCTTGGCGGTGCGCTTAGTGGGGTGAGTCTGACAACTCAAGTCAGTGGGACGCTACCTATAGCCAATGGCGGTACGGGTACGACTTCTACGACTTTTGCCAGCCTGACAACCAATGTATCTGGTATCCTCCCCGTAGCAAATGGCGGCAATGGCCTGGGCGCTGCTTACACAGTAGCAACTTTGCCAGCAGCTGGTACGCAAGGCCGCAGGGCGTGGGTAACTAATGCTTTAGCCCCAGCGTTTCTAGCGGCTCCAGTGGGCGGTGGTGCGGTGGTTTGCCCGGTGTTTGACAATGGCACGGCGTGGGTGGTTGGGTAACAAGGAGAACGATTATGGCATTTAGTTTAACAGACCCATCTACTTGGTTAGAGTGGTTAGGAGATTTTTCATCTAGTCCAGCAGCTGCTGATACAGCCTCAAGTTTTAATCCTTTGCAAGGATACGAAGGTGGCGTTGCTGCTGCAAATGATGTTTCAAGTGGCGACACACCTTTCTATCTACGCCCAGGTTTCTTGCAAGGTGCTGGGTCAGTTATTGGTGGTTTAGGGCAAGCCTATGCAGGCTCACGCGCGGCTGGCGCACAAGTTGATGCTGCTGACCGTGCGGCGGCGTTGCAAGAGCGCATCTACAATTCAATGGCAGCGCGTAACCTGCCTGCTGAATCACTTGGAAATCTGGCGCGTACTCGGTATGGTGAGTTGGTCGGACTAGGGCCAAACACCAACGCAATGGGTTACGGGTCTGCTGTTCAGCCGTTTGACATGAGCAAATTCCAAGCTGACCCTGGCTACGGCTTTCGCATGAGTGAAGGGCTAAAGGCTCTTGACCGACAAGCCGCTGCTAGAGATGGGCTAATGTCTGGCGCGGCGCTTAAAGCCGCAGGACGCTACGGGCAAGAAGCGGCGTCACAAGAGTTTGGCAACGCTTACAACCGCTATCGTCAAAACCGCGCCGATCAGTTGGCGCCACTTAGTGATTTGATGGTTGGCGGCACTAACGCCACCAATGCCACCAACACAGCAATGGGCAACATGGGCACAAACGTAGGTAATTTGATGGGTCAGGCTGGGCAAGCCACTGGTGCGGGTTATTTGGGTGCAGGCAACTCGGTCAATAATCTGTTTGGCGCTCTTAACCAGCAGTACAACACAAACCAGATGATGGATATCTTGCGCGAATCTAGGCGCTCGTCATACACAGCATAAGGATAAATCATGGCCCTCAATGAAATGATAGCGCAAGGCGCTCAGTTTAATATGCCTGACCCGGTAGCGCAGTACAACAAACTAGCGCAGATGCAACAGTATCAAAGCCAAAATGAATTAAACAGACAAGAGGCTTTAGATAAAGCTACTGAGCGTCAACGGGTAGTTTCAGAACGAACTAAACGTTCAGCTTTTTTAACCCAGTTTGGTGAAAAATTAGCTGAAAGAGGAGTTGAGTTAAATAAAAAAACCGTTGCCGGTATGATAAGTTCTGGCGTACCAGAAATTGAAAAACTTGGCTTTGAAGCGCTTAAGGCCATGCAATCAGATGAATCCTATAACGCTGCTATGGGCGGCGCTCCTGCTGCGGCTACGCCTATGGCTGCTGGGCCTCAAGTTCAGTTGCCTTCTGATTTGACAGCAACGCCAGCGCCTGTAGCTAACACAATGACTCTGCAAGCACCGGCTGCTACTGTAACCAATGCAACGATTGCACCAGCACCAGCTGCACCACCTCCAACACCAGCGGTAGCGCCAGCAAGTAAATTGCAAGACTTGATTGACCAAAGAAATAGAGTACAAAGAATAAGACCGCAAACTCCAGATGACGTTGCTAGGATTAAAAACACACTAGATGGTATTGACAAACAGATTGAGGTGTTAAATAGACAAGACCCAGACCCAGTCAGAATTGCTCGCGCTATCGCTGCAACAATTGCTCCACCTGGCACTCCTGAAAATTTAGCGGCATATAACAAAACGCTAAAAGAACAATCAGATAAATCTAAAGCAGAAATTGTAAAAGTAATTGGCGTAGCAACTGGAACTAAAAATCCAGTTTATCTAGATGTAAACACTGATGAACAATATACTTACGTTACTGGAACAGATGGAAAACAAACAAGGAAATTGTATTCTGGCGGCGTCGATAGATCGACTAGCAATGTAAGCCAAAATGTTAGCAATAAAGTAGATACTTTTGTTCCTGCAAGTGAAACAGCGCAAAAGGAATTCATGCAAGAGACAAGAGTAACGTACAACGCACTCAAAAATGCTCAACCTACATTGGATAATATCGAGGCAGCGAAAGCACTTGTACCGACAGCTAAAGGATTTATGGGTACTGGTGGGGAGCCATTACTTCTAGCAGCTAGTTTCTTGAATAACCGCCTCGGGACGAAAATCGATACCAAGGGAGTGACTGATGCTAGTGAATTGCGATCGAGATTATTCTTCGGTATTCTGGATAACTTGAAGAAACTTGATTCTCAGCCGTCACAAGCCCAGCAAGCTGTTATGCAGGAAGCATTAGGAAATCTTGGCACAGACCCAAATGCTTTAGGCCGGGTACTTGATGCTTTTGGAGATTCAATACGGACTAAAGTTGATTTGCACAATATAGAGGTGTCTAATGCAGAAACACGCGGGGTTAAGTTCCCATATAGTGCGAAAATAACTTTAAAACCGAAAATTCCTGGGGCAGCAGCGACGCACCCTTTCGATATTCAAGCCATTATTGACGCACAAAAAAGGAAATAATCATGGCTGATATGACTGAAGTTTACGAAGCATTACGTAAAGCCAATGCTTCTGGAGATACTGAGTCTGTAAAAAGGTTAGTAGATTATTTAGGTACTGCTTCAGCTGAGATACCCGTTGCGCAAAAAGGGCAATCGGCATATGACCGAGCATCTGCAGGTGATATCTTCGCTGGGCTACCCGCAACGCGGGTGCTTGCGGGCGCTGCCGCCCCTATAGTAGGCGCGGCACAAATAGGCGCTAATATCGGTGACTACATTGCAGAGAAAATGGGTCAAGACCCGGTACTCGGTAAATATCTCGCTGATAAAATAGGCGAGTATGAAGCGTCGAAAAAGCGTGGGATGGCCGCACTCGGGGATACGGGGGTGGATCTCGCGGGTCTCGCTGCAGGAGGGGGCACCGTGGGTCTGGCGCTGCGCGGAGTGGCTCCCGCGACCTCATATCTGGGTAGGATAGCCCAGGGTACCGCTGTGGGCGCGGGAGCCGGTGCAACTACTCCGACTGCGACACCCGGCCTCGCTGAGACTGGAAAGCAAGCCGTTATAGGCGCTGCACTTGGTGGTGCGATTCCTGCGATAACTCCAATCATCACTGGTCTTGGTCAAGCGGCATATCGCACTTTAATCGAGCCTTTTACGAATCCTACAGCTATCAAGGGTCGGGCATATATGGCAGCAGCAGGTGAAAAAGCACCTGAAATCATTAACGCGTTACGTACTAATGTACCAGTTGTACCGGGCAGTCTTCCAACAGCGGGTGAAGCCGCAGTATCAGCGGGTCGCCCTGAATTCAGCGCCCTACAAGCCAGTGCAGAGAGAGTGCTTCCGACTAATTATCTCGCCCGATCTGATGCTCGGAATGTTGCGAGATCGAATCAACTTGGTCAAGTCGCTGGGACAAAAGCGGATATGGCAGCGGCTCAAACACTTCGCAGAACCACAGCTACACAGAATTATAACGCAGCGATGGTTGAAGGCATTGACCAGAATATGGCGGCGGCATTACAGCCACAAATTCAGCAATTGATGGAACGCCCTGTTATGAAAAGTCTGCAAAAAGATGCGATCAAATGGGCGGCTGACCGTAGCATCACTACCCCGAATTTCGGATCGCTTGAAGGTCTAGATTTTATGAAGAAGGCCTTAGACCGCCAGATCGCGACACAAGCTAGAGGCACTGCTGCAGCAGATGTAGCTGATTTGCAGACACTAATGATGAACAAAGAGGATTTGTTAGCTGTCATCAAGGAAATCGCACCAAAATATGACGTAGCACGTGCAACATTCGCAGCACAAAGCAAGCCTATTAACCAAATGGAAGTTGGGCAATACCTTCGAGACAAATTGATTCCCGCTCTTGATGATACTGCAAGTCAACGGGCTGCGTCATTCGCTGGTGCCGTACGGGATGCGCCGGGTACTTTGAAACGCTCATTGACCAATGCACCTCGATATCAAAATTTATCGGACGTTCTAACACCTGATCAAATAGCGAAAGTCGAGTCAGTGCGTCAAGATCTTGCGAATACCGCTCGTCAAGAAATGATGGCTCAAAGGGGCGCTCAGGCTGGTCCCAATGCTATGGATGTCGCAACTCAATCAATCACAACGGCGATGGGCAGCAGTAGAATACCTAACCCACTGAGTCGCATAGTAACTGCGACTAACGCGATCATTGCACGTTTTGAAGGTAAAATTGATAGAGAACTCGCTATTCAAATCGCCACTGAAATGCTAGATCCAAAAATAGTCGCAGCTGCTTTGGAAAAAGAGACTATAAAAGTCGCGAAAAAAGCTGGAACAGCAGCAGCAGTTAATAAACTTCGCATACCGGCTACTGCTGCTGCTGTCAATGCCCTTGCTCCTCCTAGAGAAGCCACCAACGCTTTTGAAATTATGGATAGTTCAAGATGACACCCGAAGACCGCGCCCTGCTTGTCAGTGAACTGACCTCTGTCTTGCGTGAGCGCAGGTCGGACAACATCCTCTCGCCCGAAGAACTAGCATGGGTGAAGAACGCCATCAAAGCGCAGAACGACATGGAGCGGCTGCGGAAGGCCATTATTGAGAAGACACTCGCCGGTCTGATCTGGGCGGCTATCCTTGGCCTGGGTTATCTGGTTGTTGACTTCTTCCGAAACCACGGGCTAAAGATATGAACTACTACCTTAATGCCTTCAATGAGATGCTGCGTAAGCGGCAAGAGAATCAGATGGGTGGTGGTCAAGATTTTGGTCAGGGCAGGGCGTATGCCAGCCCGTCTGGGCCAGATGCGCTTGGGCTAGGCCCAGCACAAGATAGATCGGCGTTCCGCGACACCATGCGGGAAATGCCACCAGCGTTAGGCTACGCATTGGGAATGGTTCCCGGCATTGGCAAGGCGTTTAGTTTGGCTAAGGCTGCTGACTACGCAATGGGCAAAGCGGCAGAATCAAGGAACGCCCTTGCAAACCAACAAATGTCTGAGGCTAGGCAAAATTTTCAAGCGACCGAAAAAGGCGGTTCAATTAGCAACACACCACAACAAGCGTTTCAGCTAAGTGAAAAAAATTACGATCCTACATCTACAGTTCAAAATCGTAACTTTTTTGAATCTTTCTTAAATGATGTACTTCCAAGTTCCTCAGTTAGTCTAGGGCCGCCAGCATCAGTTGAAACTCGGACGGTGACGCCTAATCCAAATTACGACCCTACAGTTCAAAACCGTAACTTTTTTGAGTCTTATTTGAATAATGTTCTTCCTAGTTCCTCCGTGTCTTTGGGGCCACCAGCGCCGGTTGAAACTCGGACGCCAACGCTCAACCCAGATGCAGTAGCAGCAATGACCGGCTACGGTGATGGAATGGGCGGTGGCGGTAGAACTTCTGGCGGCAACTATGGAGGCGATGCGTATGGTGGCAGCTATGCCTTCAACCAAGGCGGCATGGTCAACGCCCAGCACCTAATGGGACGAGCGCCTGCGCCGGACGATGGCTACGGGGCGCTACAGGGCGGTGAGTACGTCATCACCAAAGCGGCGGTGGAGAAGTATGGCAAACGCATGATGGATGCTATCAATAACGGGACATTTAGATGAGCAAAGATAAACCACACTACCTGCCCAGCGGCAAACCGTACAAGGGCGACACCCACAAGGCTGGCACTGTCCTGATGACGGGCGCAAAGCACACGCCAGCCAGCAAACCCCTGACGCATACGCCACCTAAAAAGAAATGAAAGCCAAACTAACATTTTTTGTGACGCTGATGGTCAGCATGACCCTGTGCATAGTTGTTTTTGGTATGGTAGCGGTGCTGATGATTGGCTTGTTTGATGATAAGATAGACAACAGCGAAATCTTTAAGCTGATTAGCCCTGCATTTCAAACTATTGTCGGCGGCTTTATTGGTCTGCTGGCAGGCGTCAAACTATCACATGATGATGAGGACACAAAATGATTGGACTAGACGCTATCCTTGGCATCGGCGGCAAGCTGATTGACAAACTTATCCCTAACCCTGCTGCCCAAGACGCTGCACGACTGGAACTGCTCAAGCTGCAACAGTCGGGCGAACTAGCGGCAATGACCGCCCAGACCGAGATCAACAAGGCCGAGGCCAGTAACCCGTCCGTATTCGTCAGTGGCTGGCGTCCAGCAATCGGTTGGGTCTGCGCCTTGGCAATGGGCTACCAATATCTGGCTCGACCGCTGATGGTTGCCTTCATGCCTGCGCTGGCCTTTCCCGGCTTGGACGACAACTTGTGGCAACTGATGATGGGGATGCTTGGCCTGGGCGGTCTGCGGACGTTTGAGAAGACCCAAGGCGTAGCATCCAAGTGACCCCGCATTTCAGCCTTGCCGAGTTGACGCACACTGACCACCGGCTGCTGGACAACACGCCAAACCCCGGCGAACTGGCGAATTTAAAGCGGCTGGCTGAGTTTCTGGAGACCGTCAAGACTACGCTTGGCGGCAAGCCAATAATGATTAACAGCGCCTTCCGCAGCAAGGCCGTCAATGACGCTGTGGGCAGCAAGGACACCAGCCAGCATAGGCAAGGACTAGCCTGTGATTTCCGAGTGCCTGGGATGACGCCAGACGCTGTGGTGAGGGCATTGCTCAAGTTGCCCTTTGACCAGATCATTAGAGAGTATGACGCCTGGACGCACATCAGCATTGCTGACAAACCTCGGCGTCAGGCACTCATCATTGACAAGTTAGGGACTCGGCCCTTTGTATAGTCGGATGTGGGCAATCCTCAGGCACAAAAGCCAAGCAGTGAACTTGATAATAGCGTGTGCCTTCTTTGACCCAGCGGTCAACGTATGCATCTCCCATTCGAGCTAATGCTTTGCGAACGCTCTCTGGGCATGAATGTACTGCAAGTACTAGCTGGTATGTAGTCAACCCGTCTGGTTCCCGATTAAGAACAGCACGAATTCGAGTTTGGAGTGAACTTACCATGGCGCGTCCTCGTAATTCTCGGGATTGAACGGGATTGGTTTGCTTGGCTGCGCTGGTGGCAACTCAGTGGGAAAGGGCCAATTATCCATTATTCTCCTCTTCGATAGGTTTAGGGAACTTAGACGCACTACGTGCGGCACTGATTGATGACCATAGGTGCGGTACTGTCTCCTGCGCTAGGTCGTACGCATAAGTAGAGCCATGCCATTTTCCTGAGGGCCGGGTCTTCTTGAATCCAAGTCCCCGAAGTACCTTCTGGACCCGTAATATATCATTCTGGCTCTGTCTCGCGGTATCAATTTGCAGTACGATTCCGAGCAGCAAATGTAACGGTCCTGATCGTACATTAAAACCGGGCATCGGCTGACCGAATTCGTAACGGGGGACAATAAAGAAAATTTCGTTCGCATAGCTATCCGGATCGGTTAGTGCGTCTCGGATTTTCTGGAACCATGGCTCTACATTCTCAATACTGATCTGCCGATCCCCCTGCTCTTCACTCACTAATTCCTGTGGGACTTTATGCCAATCTTCCCCAGATTCGTAAGCGTAGACTGCCTCAGCCCATATCTGTTCACGTACCTCTTTCAGTTGCACTGTCCGTACTGGCCCACACTCACCCACATGGGTAGGCCAAAAGCGACGGGCACCCGTCAAATCGGAGATATACGCCTGACCTACCTCGTTAGTAGTACCGGCGAATACGCAAGTACGAGGGTAAGCCTTCGGGTCGCGCTCATAAGAAAGGCGGACATCATCAACAGTAGTAGTCAGAATAGCTTTAAGAGCCTCCATATCAGCCCTGCGAACGGTCGCGAGTTCCGACATTTCCACGATCATTTTTCCAGCTATCACCGCCACCATATCTTTATGAGACGTTCCGCCTCCCGTCATACCACCTGAATATTCGGTGTAGAATTGTCCACCGAGAATACGTAATGCCTGAGATTTACCTATACCCTGTGTACCCTCAAATATCAGCATATGGTCGGCTTGGCATCCGGGTTCCATGGCACGTGCTACAGCACTGATAAGCCATTTACGGCCAATAGCTTGAGTGTATTCGGTATCTTTGGTTCCCATGTAGTCCGAAAGCCATGTATTGATTCGCGTAGTACCATCCCAGACTAGCTGCTTTAAACTGATACGGAGAGGGTTGACGCGGTATTCACTGGCTAGATACTTGATTACTTGACTTGTATGCATCTGCTTCACCCACGATTCCCCGGCTGAGTGGAACCGAACCATCATGTTTATTTCTTCTTCCTCGCTGCACTTTGGGCAGTCAATATCCCCAATCTTACCCACTCTTATTCGATGGTCATAGTCCGCGATCCAGTACATTGGTATAATACCCTCGTCCTGCATTAGACGAGCGCGATTAATAACGCCTACGATATTACCACGCTCATTATTTTCCCCGATTGTCTCTCGTTGAAACCGTTTTCGTTCAGACTTGATCAAGTCTTCCAATAGCAAAATACGGGGTCGGGCGCATTCTTTGCGGAGCTTCTTTAAGATTTGAATCAGCTGCTTACCGGTAGAGCAAGCTGATTGAACTAGTTCTGCATCCATCTCTGCAGATGGGCCATCACACCAATCTTTCAACCGATCGTAAATCGTCTCCGGACTCTTGTAAGTCGGGTCAATCTTCTCACGAAATTCTTTCCAGCGAAAAGCCGAGCAAGAATCGTGAAGACACCGATACACGGGCCGATTGCTAACCAAGCCCACCATGGGGTCAGAGTGGGTTTCATTGAATGGACATTTCGAGATAATCCATTTTTGGCCCTCATTGCCGAACATAGGGCGCGGTCCGCTCATGATCGTCTGATTGCGATCAGTCAACCACTTCACCATATCGGAGATATATTCACCGGTCATGTCCCGGAATTCATCTGACTTAGCGTCCCGAAGTGGCCTCGCTACGTTCTCGATCTGGTCGCGGGTCAGGAGCTTTAACTTCTTAGGAACCCGTGTCAGCATGGCGACCCGGTGGGGGCGATCAGCCGTGTGGGATCCCTTAGCACTAATTGTACCGTAAATCTTCCAGACCCGGCTTGAATTAAAAACAGTGACATCGACTTTAACTGCATCATCTGAGAAAATGGAAGATAGCATTTTCAAAGCATATTCGAAATCCACTCGGGCGGGATCGTCGTTCGGCTCATCGACTCGGTACATCACGTGACACCCGTTGCCACTATCCGCCCGGATCGGTTCTGGCCATCCGATCGAAGTTAGCCATTCAACTACATCATCTGCCTTCTTGTAGGCGGCTTCATACTCCGATTTAGAGGAGGAGATCCCAGCAGGACGAACAGCATCGAAGTCAAGTAAGAACCAACGGCGGCGCAGCACATCAGCATCCGAAGACGTCATGAATGAGCCGTAAGTTAAGGTATTCTCGCTCCGAGCCATCAATGCCGGTTGGATCGGATTCACAGTCATGTAAATCGATTGGTGCTTCCCATTCTCTTTAGCAATCAGAGCAGCAGCAAGCCCGGTATCATTGAAATAACCGCTGATAGTCCCCGCTTTCGTCTTGGGGATTCGTACTTCGAATACATCTCCCGGTACATGCAGTAGATCGAGCGTCGCCTTAATGATGATCGCTGGTTTTGTCTCTTCATATTCTTTGAATTGGTTCACGTTAATACCTCGTCAATGTTTTGAGCGCAGGGGTTAACACTTTTGCAATCTCTGCTTGATCGCACGTGGCCGCACATATTAACCGCATGTCGTGAGCGTTGTGAATCTCGGGAAGAGCAGCATGATGTTCACCATCCACCAAATATACTATTCTTTTGACTCGAATCAGAAAATGAATCGGCATAAGATCACGCCAACGTCGGATATATTGATGTTGAGAAGGCTCGACCTTAACTCGGTGAGTTCTGGAGAGTTCAACCTCGATAGCCTTAAGCTCCAGCCACCCAACCCGGCAATCCGCATCGATCACATAATGTAGGTCCGGGACTCCGGGACTGATATGCCGGTCCTCATGCCACGTAATCATCCAGTGCTCAGCCATTGCCGGTCCAAGAAAATGTCGAAATTTAAGCTCAGCTGTGTTCATATGCATAAAATACGAGACAATCTCTCACATGTGCGATCACATTCTCGGGCCAGCGGTAATCATGCTCGGCGGAATGATAAATTTTTTGCATCTGCTCTTCCAGCCCTTCTTGAGCGTGAGCCGCAGTCATATCAACCCCATGTAGACGGATGAATCGAATTCCGTCCGCGATATCACACATCTTGATCAATATCATCGTGCTGGTACGAGCCTCCAATACAAAATGATGAGGTGTGACCAGTCTTTCTAAGGCATCGACTCCATTTAGCATTTTCTTCGTATGGGACGGGATATCGCCGGTAAATGCCTCCGGAAGATCGTGCACTAAAGCTACAGCACCCACATAAGTATAGGTATCGAAAAATTCACCAGAAGACGTTGATGCGATAAGCATCGCAAGCATGGCCACATTCGCCGAATGTTCAGCCAGATTTTGGGTCCGGGTAGTATCAATCATATGCCAACGCTTCACAGCCTGAATTCGCATTACCGATTCCAGTGCATGTCGTTTTGGCTCGTAAGCCAGGAATTTATCTAACATGACTATTTACGCCGTTCTTGTCGGTCACCCATGTCCGAGTCCGATTCAGATTGAGTTTCCGCAGGACTATTGTAGCTACGTCCACCTTCTTACGTTTTGCATAATCTAGTAGTAGAATAAACATATCGGCAATCTCGTCAGCGTCCCCGTCCGACTCAATCATCTCGGCGATTTCACCGTACATCTTGAGATACATACTGGCATCGTTGCGATTCGGGAAAGTGGCTTCGGCCCATTCAAAAACCTGCTCAGTCAACTCCCCCACATGAGTATTAAAGTCGTTAGACCAATCGGGGTTAAATCCAGGATCTATTGTATCGGTGATCATGAGGTCAAGCTCCAGCTGATTCATTATTATATTCCTCCATCGTATCGACATCCCCATCATCCGGACCAAACCCGATCCACGCAACATCGGGTGGATTACCATTAATGTCCGAGAAAGATTCCACTTTATCGATGATTTCCAACAGTTCAGCAGTTCCGTCGGTGTAGTTAGCGAAATTCAAGAAGACTCGGGTATCCCAATAGCCACCGCAATGGAAAGCTGCTTCCATTGCTTGCTGTTGGCTGAAGGTAAAGATGCGACGCTTGAGTTTAGTAACTGTAGTAAATTCTGGCTCAACTCCAAGGTCATCAAAGCTGATTTCTTCTTGGTCAGGATAGCAAGGTCCACTACTTCCAGTTCGATTGTTGACCCGGATAGGAAAGCAACGCATGGAACCGATAACTTTGATATAACTTGCCCATCGAAAAGGAAGTCCACAGTCAGCAGCGATCTGCCAAGGTGTGACATCACGGGAGGTGGTATATGGGTATTGACCATGGTACATAGAGAGGCTGAACCCCTGTGCTCCTTCTATCAGAATATTCTCAGCCCGGTTGAGAGCTAAGCGGTATTGTTCGGGAGTAGCTACGTATTGCTCCAATTCAGTGCCGACCCAACGGATCCCAGCGATATTAGGATTAACCGGGTTGCGTTTGATGCGCTCTATAGCCGCCGCGCCGACACCGTGAACGGTAGATCCGATCTTGGCCATACCCCATTCGATTTCCTGTTCCGTGTGGTATTCTTCAATCACAGCAGCGTTCGGATGAATCAGGATTCGTTTATCTTTGAGGAGGTGTCCGTATTTCTTGATCTCGTCCAACAGCGTCGGAGCATGAATCAAGGAGCCGGGTCCGATCAACACTTGCCGAACCGTAGGGGAGGACAATGCACCGGTGGGAATTTGCTGCGTCATCAGATGGATGCCACGAGACTTGTCGATGTAAGTGTGTCCAGCGTTGACTGCAAAAGAGCAGACCGAGGTGTCGTAATCGCCACGTTTAGCTAGATACCCGGCGATTAAACCTTTACCAGTAGACCCGTACTGAAAATCCATAACCATATCTATCGTATGTGCCATTTCATTTACTCGCTTCATACCAATTAGGACCAAAATCTCCAGACGCAGTAATTGGAACCCGCATCTGGACCACGGAATCTTCACCATTAAAGTTCGTGTAGTGTTTGACGATCTGGTTTTTGACCTTCTCGTTTTGTTTCATGCTTACTCCGATCTCGTCGTGACACGACATCAGGAGTCTCGCCGGGAGTTGCTCGGAGCGGATCAAAGTGTCGACCTCTACTAGACCGATCTTATGTAAATCAGCAGCATAGGATTGGTAAAGCAATCCAGCTGCCTTATGAGCGCCTACGGGGAATCTCAATCGACGTCCGATAGCAGTCCGAACATACCCGGTTTCTTTAGCTATGGCTTCCGCCTTTTTCATGAATTCTTTCACTCCAGGAAGCTTTTTATGATAAAGATTGAACACATCAGTCGCCGATTGTCCCGGTACGTACTGCATCTTGCCCCGGCTCTCCTTGATATCGTAGGGCATCCCCATCATGAAAGCTAGCTTCCCAGGTCCCGCTCCAAATGCAAGTCCTAGATTGATCTGCTTCGTATTCGGTGCACCTGCGTATGTCGCATTGCGGGGGATCCCGGTCATATCAGATACGATCTGGTGATAATCTAAGCTTGGGTCTAATTCATACATATCGATGACGCTCTGGTCATTAATCAGATGAGCAGCACACCGGAAGTCTACTTGCGAGTAATCGGCACAGAGCCACTCATCTCCAACGTCAGGGAGGAACATAGCTCGGAGGATGGCAGCATTAGCTTTATCGCGTTTCGTGATCTGTTGTAGAGCCGGGTCCGTAGAGGATAAGCGTCCAGTAACCGTCCCGGCATCAGCGTCGTTACGGGTCTGATTGAACTGGGTATGTACGTACCCATCCCCATCAGCACTTCCGATAACGTGGCCACGGATGAAGGTATCCCGTAACTTGATTGTCTTACGAAGAGCCAGTATCTTCTCAGCGAGTGGGTGTTTAATTTCCCGCATGACGTTCTGGTCAAGACTTGGACCTTTGCCTCCCTTCGTCGGACCAACGAGCGTTCCATCAATGAGCCGCCATTGGAACTTCGAAATCGGCTCTGGTTTGAAGAATGCACGAACCTGTGGCGAGGAGTTAACATTAAATTCGCCACCAGTGATAATTTGAATCTCATTTTGTAGTGCCTCTTGCTTGATATCTAATAGGGGAATCGCAGCATGCGCAGCTTCCAGATCAACCCGGACCCCGGTCCAAGACATATCAGCCAGGACAGGGAGCAATCGCATTTCCAAGTCAAGCACCCGGTGCAGGTCTTGTTTAATGATTTCTTTCTGTTGGGCATGATAAATCAGGAGCGCGTCGGAGGCGTCGGAGGCACCATATCGAGCTACCATAGCGGGGGGGACATCAGAGAGGCGGGAGAGTACCTCCCGTATATCTCGCCACCCCATCACGGTACGTATCTCCTCCAGTATCTGGGTCTTTTGACTCTCGATACCCCGGTATCCAGCAATGCTGACCAGATCATAGGTAAGGTGATGCTCGTTAATAAGGCATTCGGCCACCATTGTGCAATACCAACTGGTCAATCGGGGGTCCGCTCCAAGAACTCGGGAGCATTGAAACTCGTACTGGGCGTTTTGGGCGACAACTGTACGTCCCCGAATAGTCTCTCGTAACCACTCGACAACATTATGCGTGTGACGGATATCCCAATACCAAGAATGATCACTAGTAGCCACACCGATACCAAAAACACGAAAATCGGGATCCCAATAGCTAAGACCAGTAGTCTCATAATCGAGCGAAATAATTTCACTTTTAGGTACCTCAGGAAACATATTATACTCTATAAAAGCCCCCTGCCCGAAGGCAGGGGGTAAAAACCCCATGTGGCAACTGCAAAGGAGCCATGGGGAGGGGAGACTCAGTTAAATACCACCGCGATCGGCAGAAGGGGCTGCATCCTTCTCAGATACGGCACTGGCGTGATCGGCCACAACTTCACCAGAGCGGAAAGCCGCGTAAACGCGTTCTGCTTCCTCGTAGACCGCTTTCGGCGGAAAACCAGCTGGCTGGACCACGAAATTCTTGAACTTCTGGCCTTTCTTGTTCTCGTCGGTAAAAGCGGAAATCTTGTAGACGCGACCAAAGCGATCACCGCCCGCAATCTGAATCATCGCGTTCCACTTACGAGAAACCTTGGACTTGGTTTTAGCCATTGAAATAACAATCTGCTCTTTCTCTCCCTCAGGCGTAATCCGCAGTCCGTAGTGCACCGGCGTGTCCACGATTTCCAGATAATCGGGGTTCTCACCATTCCGAACCTCAGTCGTTTTGCGCTCTTCCGCTTGCTCCAGAGTAGGAAAAGACCCAAAGAATCCGCCTCCTTGGTCCTGATCTTTCCAGATCAGATATTCCAGACGGAAGTACACGGGGACGAAATACGCGTGATCACCGATGATCTCCTGCGTGACCGAGTTAAAGAGCATACCCTCTCGAGCATTGGGATCTGACTCTTTGATAGGGGAGAGAGCCTGGACGATTTCCAAGCGGGGGAGCACCATGTCAGAGGACTTGACCTCTTCCGATCCACGGGCTGCGCCCTGCTTAATATAGTCGGGTACCGTAGTTACCGCAAACGGATCTGCTGCAACAGTTGCGACTTCAGTTTTCTTAGGAGTAGCCATGATTTTCATTTCTCCAGACGCTGCTTACAAAAACCGGTCCGCTTAGCGTCATCAAGGGAGGACCAGTAGGGGAAACTTAGGCTTTGACGATGGATGCGCGGATGAACGGGGTCACGTTAAGGCACTCAGGGATCTCAGCGCCTTGTTCAATCAAGCGACGGACCAGTGCTTTCATAGAGGAGGCGTTGTAGGTCTCGCTGATCATACCGTCCATCTCCATGTCGCGCAACCATCGCATGGCATCATCTTTTTTACCGGCTTTAGTTGAGCAATAGAGATCACCAGCCAATTGTACACGACCGATCCCTGGAAAGGTGGCATTCTTCACTTCGATCTGGTCCATCATCTCAGGGATTAACTTGAGTCGTAACTCGTCGATTGACGCATTCGTAGTCTTGAGAGACTCTTCAAGCGTGTCTTTCTCAGTCTGCAAGCCTTGCATTCTAGCGCAGAGTGCGCGAAGGGTATTAAGATCAGCCATGATACTATGTTCCTATTGAGTTGCGGTTTCGGGGAGACTATTATCCAGGACGCGATATCGATTCTCTTCGCGTCTCCAGACGAGGTAGCGGGGAGTCTTGCCAGCCAAGCCAAGCTGGTGACCAACTGCAAAAATAGCGGTAGGCTGTCCCGTAGTGATGATAAAATCCGCAGCGGGATCGTATTGCTGTACAAAAGAAGATACGTCCAGGTCCCAATTCATCTGAATAGACGAGCGGGGATAAAGTGGCATGTCGTTCTGAGTGATGAACTGGATCTCGCCGTAGGCCATAGCCGGGCTGTAATCCATCGCTTCGCTGCCGGTGCTATTGCGCACCGACTGCTCTTTAACTATCCAAACAACTGGATTTTTCATAATGATTCCTATAAAACTATCGGAGTCGTTCCGTCGACCCGGTACCTACAGTATAGCACGGGAGGGAGTGGCTGTCCAGATACGTTCATCCAGTCAGCTCCATGCTTTCGAGAGGAGCGCCGTTTTTAAGACGATGCATAATATATTCCTCGATATTCATCTTCTCTGCATTAGCTGCTATGATCTGTTCATCGATCGTCTTTTCCATCACCAGATCCATGATTACCACGGAGCTTTTTTGCCCTATTCGGTGCGCTCGATCTTCTGACTGCGCTCGATCAATATATGCATTTGTTCCGGAGTAATAAACCATAACATCGTCCATGTTACTAACGAGTGTAAGTCCCAATCCCGCTGTAGCCGGGTTACCGATGAAAAATCGCAATCGGGGGTCGTTGCAATATGCGTCCTCAATCTTTGACCTTTCCAGTTTATCCGTTGCACCGTAATATTTTCGCACTGCGTCTTGCCCATAATCGGTTGCAAGTTTATCGGCGATGTATTCAATTTCATGAATGAATGTACTCCAGATAATGAATTTAGAACCTTCGTAATGATCGGCAATGGTGTCGAACAACAGGTCCATTTTCGGGTTTTCCTTCAATGGTTCCAGTGTTACCTTTTCAGTTAAAGGGTCTTGCCTTGGGATCCAGCCTCCGACGATCTGTCTCCAGCGAAGTACTCGTTCCAACACGTTGTCGACCTTGATCAGCGGAGCGTTCGGATCGGTGGAATTGCCAGTTTTGACCAAGCGTAACAGCTTTTTTTGCTCAGGGGTCGCGGGACAGTACCGGGTTTTCGGGATCTTGGGCAAAAGATTCAACACATCTTTGCTAACTTCGACTGTGTAAGGCTCAATCAACTTCATTAGCTCTTCGATGTTCTGTACGCCTACGATTTGCTTATCATCATATCCGCCCATGGTCAGGTATCGGGTTTTGAAGCTCCAATAGTCACCACTGCCTATGATGTTAGGGTCGAGGAATTCGTACTGACTCCAAAGGTCTTGAATACCGAGCGCAATGGGTGTGCCGTTGAGTATAACTCGATACTTGGCAGCATCGCGAAATTCAATCGTGCGCTCCGTTCGTTTCGCGGCTGGGTTTTTGATTCGGCTGCTCTCGTCCATGATGGCCATGACGTTTCTACCGGGGAAGAAACCACAAACACTATCATACAACGCGGATGAGACACCAAGACCTTCCACCGATACGGCAAGTATCTGTAAGGTACCGGAATTTCGATCAGCATAAAATTCCTTCAGCCAAGCAGCTTTCGTTTCATGAATCTTATAATCATATCCAACAGTCGAATACTTAGCCAGTTCTTTGCGCCATGTAGCCCGAAGGGTCGAGGGGCAGACAATAACAACCGAATCAATAAGCCCAGCACTAAACCGAGCGCAAGCCAAATGAATCGCAGCGAACGTTTTACCAGTACCCATTTTAGCGAACCATGCGATGGCTGGAAGATTCCAGGCCTTGTCCAGCATCTTGCGTTGATGCTCCATAGGCTCATAGGCTTTTTCAGATTTTTTGAAGTCATATAGATGGTAGGGGAAAGGTTGATACTTTGGACCAGACATCAACGATTCGTAATTTTTAATCGCAGACACCGCATCTTCAGTGAATTCATAAAGATAGAGGTGTTTCGTATCGTGCAGGTGCAGGACATTCGTCCTCACTAGTGGCATTCTCCATGTTTTGCTCTTTGGGTCGAATCGACGGGAAGGGAAATTCCTGGCTGCGTCCGCAAGAAAGAAAGGATATAACATCTTCAATCGTCGGGTCTTCGTGTCATAATCGACACGGATAATATTAGAAAGGGCCATGATCTATTTCTAATTCGTCGGGTATGTCGAAATCATCGAAATCGCTCTCTTCCTGCATTTCACCGGATCCGCCACAAGTGGAGCAACGGGAACCGTCGTATTGTCCTTCACCAGTTCCAGAGCAACTCGGGCAGTATTCGTCTTCCGTATCGATCTCTCTTGCGGGACATGTCCGACCTTGGTCACATTTTCCATTGCACGGGGGGCAGGTTCGCATATTGTGTCCAAGAGTTAAGGTAGATGAATGATTCTTGCGTCTTCGAATCTTACGATGTTCGAGTATCCGGTACCCTCGCGAGATTTGTAGCCTTCAGGCCATGTGCCGCAATAGGGAACGTACATACCGACCTTTTCAGCGTACCACATGGAGGGGTCAGTGCATCCGGTGATCAAGAGTGCCCGACTTGGAGGCTCGACGGAGCTTTTCCCGTACATCTGCGCCATATCAGCCCGTGGGAGCGGACGGGAGACCAAGGGGGATACCACGAGAGTACCCGGAGGGGCTATCGCTGTGGCTAGCGCTATGCGTAGTCTGGTTATCCAGTTTTTCATATTAACTCCTATTTAAACTATGAGCGGCACCTTACGGGTGCCAATCGAGCAGAGCTTAGGCTTCAGCTGTTTCGGGAACCTTGGCTGCGGCTTTCAGTGCTGCTTTGGTTTCACGTTCAGCTTTGGCATTAGCGACGCGTTCAGCTTTGGCAGCTGCCTTCTCGACTATGGAAATGCTGCAGTCCAGATCGTTCTCGCCCACATAGGTTCGGATAGCGTCCAGAGTGATCACTCCATTGCGCAGTGCTCCGCGCATTTTATTCCGCAGATTCATAGACTGCTGGCCGACATTGAGGTGACTATACGGATTCATGTCCAGTGCTAGCACAGCTTTCGCAGTCTGGATGACGCCATTGGGGGTCACCCCGTCCAGGATCTGGGCAAGCTCGTCGTTCGAGCGGAGTTGTCCAGTAACACCTTTTACGTAGGCACCTTCCTTGACGCGATCCGCTAGAGCTAGCATGGACCCGATATATTTGCGGGTACCGTCCGGATTCAGAGCAGCAAATCGGGCTTGGCGCTGAGACTTGGCAGCCTCGCGCTCTTCCTTCGTCGCAGTCACCTTGGCCAGCTGTGTAGCCACTTTTTCGGCCTTAGAAGCCTCACGTGCTGCAGTCTTCTCTGCTTTAGCCGCGATCTTCGCCAGAGCCTTTTCTGCTGCAATCTCCTGCTTAGTCGGTCCAGATGCGACATCCGGGTTCACGGTTTCAGTGTATCCTTCATCGTTTACGAAGGATTCTGCTTTGGGTTTACGTGCCATGGTGATTTCCTTAGGTTTAGCTCTAAATGGAGCGGGGTTGAAAACGGAGAAGCCCGATTTTATGCCAGCGGGTGGGCTGTTGTCAATTGGGTCCTCGATAGTGTTCACAATACCTTCAATCGTGTCCGGGTCCGGAATCGGTCGTCCGGTCCTATTATTGGTCATTCGTATGCGTTTACGTTCATTTGCCATTGGGTCCTCCTTAAGTATGGCGATGGCGGATAAGAGCAAAAGGTCCTCCCGTGTGGGAGGTCCGGATAGGTTAGGATTTCGCACGGAGCACGTGATTCTGAAGGGTCACGCCACCTGCTTTCACCATCAGGCCGATCATGGTCTGGTAGGTCTGCAGGTCCATATGGGTCATAAGCATCGCATAGAGGTGGCCAGAGGGGATACCCTGGCTCCCTGCTCCGGTGATGATCTCTTGCAGCGTATCGAAGACGGGCTTCAAGCGGGAGAATGTGGCTTCGGTATCATTCACGCTGACTCTCCTCTCAGGTAGTTACCGGATTTAGTGTCAATCTCGATCAGGGTCCTAGAGTCCAAGCGGACCATCAGGGTCTCGGGGTCGTCGGACCAGATCTCGTCAATACCGTCGCTATCTTCCAGGACGGCTAAGATATGGAGGGCACCATCCAGGTCTAGATCGATCTCCTCATTCGTCGGATCGGCTGCAGTCTCCCGAATCCAGGTCCGAGCGGCTACCGCTATTCGTGCACGACGAAGACTCGCGGTAGTGTAGGGGGGTTGGCTCTTGTCTATCATGTTAACTCCTATGGGCTATTGGGGAGATTCTATTTTAGCATGCCCAGGGAGGGCATGCAAGGGGGTCTTCATTACTCTTCGCAGACCAATTCGTAGGTCGGCACTTCCATCACCTTCGTGCCTGTCTGAACCTTACGGCAGGTCGCGTCAGGGACATTCTTCAATTGCGCTACGAAGGTAAGCTTTACCGGTACCATCGTCTCATTACTGGGTCTTTTGAATTCGAATGTGCGACTCGCACTGAATTCGCTTGCCGAGTCTTGACTACCTCCGATGTCGAATCCAGCCTCTAACAGGGAGCGCATGAATGCGGGAGCGATCCCTTCTTTCATGCTCGTGACCTTATGGCAGATGGAGACGATGAGAGTCACCGGATCGGTGAAGGAATAGATAGAGACGTTCGTCCACGCTGACACTACGATCTCCGGATGACGAGCCAGAACGCTGTTCACGTGCTTAGTCGTCTTCGTCAGAGCCTTCTGATTCTTGCGCAGGCAGGTTAGCTCCCGCTTGTAGTATTCGATCGTACCCACACGGTCATTGATCAGGGTCGCGGTATTCAAGGTATTCATGATGGTATCCTATATGCTATGTCGGGTATGCGAAATGCTCCCGTCCTTACCCTCTGTCACAGGGTAAGGGCTGGTTCACTCTTCAGTATCAAGCGGCTGGCCATTCGTACGGACATTGCCTCGTACTATCTGCCATTGGGCATCGCTCAGCAGTCCGGCAGCATTTTTCTGCGCGGCTTCGTCATCTTGGATCTGCTCTACTGCCTCGACCAGTACACCGAACCCGAATTCTTCGCGCTTGAAGCATCCACGGAGCTTATTGCGGAGATTCATGCTCTGCTGGCCGACATTCAGGTGGCTGTAGGGATTCGCAGGGAGTGCCATGGCGACGATGCAAGCCCGAATGACCTGAGCGGGAGCGAGGGAGCCGAGAAGAGTGGCGACGCGATCACCACAGCAGGGTTGGCCATTCACTGCTTTCTGATATGCGCCTTCTGCCATACGCTCACGGAGGCGGATCATGGAACCCTGATACCCTGCCTCTTCATCAGCCTCGTCAGTATCGGCTTGGTCATTCGCGCTATCTTCGTCGGTCTGGTCGTCCTCTTCGCTATCTAGCTCTTCACCGAGTGTTTCTGCATCTTCTATGTAGTCTTCGCGACCCTGGACGGCATCGGCACGGCTAATATTCGAGTCATTCGAGAGCTTGACCCAGCGGCCTTTGATGGACTCGATGGTGACGATCTCTCCGTCAATGACGATCATCTGGCCGATTGCGATGGTGGTAGCTGTATTCATGATGGATTCCTATGTACTATGGGTTGTGGCCTTATTGCCTAGAGCCTCTTTCATCTCTCTGGCCTCTATTATACATCGGTGTCAAGTATCTGTCAATTATAAGCGTTTTTATAGCGAAAGAAAAATTGATAGTCTGAGACTATGGAGCAGAGATGAAGGGGGTGACTAGCTAAAACGCGCAACATAGGCGCGTACGCGTAGCAAGACTCGTACCAGCGTTGCTATCAACGCGATAGCACTCGATGCTCAGGAAGGTACTTTCTTGGGGTCTCCCTTGCATCGCTCGAATTCGGGCTATATCGATAGCGACTCGGACGGGGGTTCTGAGAGGGGGGTCTGTGTGAAAGGCAGCGCAGGTGGAGGGGGTTCCACGTGAAACACGGGAGATATGGAGGGGGTCGTGGTCTACCGGCTATGAATATCTGTGACTTGCGACCTTCATGAGCTATCCCCCTCTCGAGCCACTCTTGGGGTACTCTTAGTCCCAGGATGAAGGATCCCCATTCGACCCACCACCCCCCACCACCCCACTCCTATATCTTTTTTGGATTAGTGTGAGTAGGGGTTTTTAGGACGTAGAGAGTATGTCTCGTCGGGGTCCACGAGGTGGCATGGAGTGGGTGGAGGGGGGGTATGGAGGTGGAGGGGGGGTATCCCCCTGCTAGATGAACGTCTGTCCAGGGTTCGTGCCATATGAATGCCTGGGCCTTAGCCCGTTAGTTAGCGCTCACTAACCCCAGGTCCGCAGTCAGTGCTCACTAACCTTGAATATATAGGGGAAGGGGGAGGGACCAAGGTCCTCGTCGCTCGATATGTACCATATTTGGGGGTTCGTTCTATACTACAAATTTCCGAGGTCCATGAAACATAAATGAATGCCCCGCGATATATACCCCTTCGCATATAAACCCATATTCTTCCGACACAAAAAATATCCGAAAATTTATGAAATACAAATGAACATATCTGAAGGGGGGTTGACAGCCTATCTCCTCTATGGTATCATCCGGCGTATGAGCCTAACCATTACCTCTGAAGATATCCAAGACATTTCAGTCAAGGATGAAGGGGAGTTGTTGACGTACCCTCCATTAACTCAAGCGGAAGATACTTTTGCTCTAGCAGTTATCGAGTGTGGTGGGAATATCAATAGCGCCTATAAAATGACGTTTGGCGCGGATTCTCCGTTCCCGTTAGCTCGGGGCAAGGAATTACTGAGTAAACCCCAGATTGCTCTTCGAATTAAAGAAATCACGGACAAAATCCAAGATGCTTCTCTGATTTCAATGGGCGCTCATCTTTATGAATTAGCGGATATACGCGATCTCGCAAAGACATCCGGGCAGTTAAAGGTAGCTCTTTCAGCAGAACGAGCACGTGGTGAAGTAGTTGGCCTATATGATGTGTTTGCATCCGGTGGGAAGAATAATACCGGACCAGCGAACATCCAGATCAATCTAGTCAGTAAGTTTGATGTGAATATATAATGCCCGAGTTCAAGCTTACCACAAGACAGGAAGAAGCTCAGGAAGTGTTGGCAGGAAGTGCCACACACGGGATGCTTTTTGGTGGAAGCCGGTCTGGGAAGACATTTTTGCTAGTTCGAAATGTCGTTCTACGCGCATTGAAGGCTCCACGATCACGCCATTGCATCCTTCGATTCCGTTTCAACCACATAAAAGCATCCATTATCCTTGATACCTTTCCCAAGGTCATGGAAATATGTTTCCCAGGGGTTACGTTTAACCTATCGAAAACTGATTGGTTCGTAGCACTACCCAACGGTAGTGAAGTATGGTTCGGCGGGTTAGATGACAAGGAGCGGACTGAAAAGATATTGGGTCACGAATATTCCACGATATATTTCAACGAATGTTCGCAAATACCGCAAAGTTCCCACGATATTGCAATGACCCGTCTAGCACAACTTGCGGAAACCACACCGGGTAATTTCTTGACTCCGAGGGCGTTCTATGATATGAACCCTACGAACAAAATGCATTGGGCATATAAGACGTTCATCCAGAAAATCGAGCCAGAAACGAAAAAACCGCTAAGTCATCCGGAGAATTTCGTAAATTGTAAGATGAACCCGGAAGATAATTCCGAAAATCTTAGCAGTACTTATATACAGACGTTAATGGCACTCAGTCCACGTCTTCGGAAGCGTTTTTTACTTGGCGAATTCGCTGACGCCACGAATAATGCACTTTTTGACGACGAGAATTTCGAGTTATGGCGTGTGGTAGATGGTGTGGTTCCAGATATGGTCCGAATAGTCATTGCTGTCGACCCTTCGGGGGCTGGAGACACAAACAATGCAGACAATGATGCTATCGGTATCATCGTAGCCGGTATTGGAACCGACGGTAATTGCTATATCATGGAAGATATCACTGTGAAGGCAGGTCCGGCTACGTGGGGCAAAGTAGCGACAGATGCATACGATCGACATGAAGCGGATGCGGTAGTGGGTGAAGTAAACTATGGCGGCGCGATGGTAAAACATGTGATACAAACCGCTCGTCCACGTACGAATTTCCGGAAAGTCACTGCGACTCGCGGTAAAGTAGTTCGGGCCGAACCGATTTCAGCGCTTTACGAACAAGGCAAAGTACGTCACGTCGGATATATGCGCGACTTGGAAGACGAATTATCGGCGTTCACCACGAATGGATATATCGGCGAAAATAGTCCGAACCGGGCAGATGCGCTCATATGGGCGGTTTCAGAGCTTTTTCCTGGTATTATTAAGCCTCGCAAAGAAAAGAAATCCGAAGATTATTCATATACGCGCACTTATACTGGGCAGACGATGAATACTTCTTGGATGGGAAGTTGATATGGCGACCAAGAAGAGTGTATCTTTATCAGTTGGGCGTGGCGAGAAGCTGCCGGTAAGCCAAGGGGCTGGTCTAACTGCTAGGGGGCGGGAAAAGTACAACGCAGCAACTGGTGGCAACCTCAAAGCTCCACAACCGCAGGGTGGTGCCCGTAAAGATTCATTCTGCGCCCGGATGGAAGGTATGCCGGGGCCGATGAAAGACGAGCAAGGCAAGCCTACCCGCAAGGCGGCATCATTAACTAGATGGAAGTGCTAATCATGGCTACAAAGAAAATGAACCCGTTTGGCAAAGGCGAATTTAAAAAAATGGAATCTGCCGAAAAGAAAATGGCTCCAAGCAAACAAGCCTATGCCGCTATGGAAAAGAAAATGGAACCTGGCGTTCACAAAGGCATGGCAAGGAAGAAATAATGGCTACCAAACCCGGACTCTACGCCAACATCAACGCCAAGCAAGCCCGTATCAAGTCTGGTTCTGGCGAAAAGATGAACAAAGTCGGCAGCAAGGCAGCGCCTAGCAAGCAAGACTTTATAAATTCAGCTAAAACAGCGAAGAAAAAGTAATGCCACTCAAAAAATCACCAACGCCTGCGGCGTTCAAGGCCAATATCAAGACCGAGGTCAAGGCTGGAAAGCCGGTGAAACAGGCCGTGGCAATAGCTTATGCTGTTAAAAACGCAGCTAAGAAAGCAAAGTAATGGCTGACTACACCGGCATTAACAAGGTTGGCAAGGTTGCCGATGTCGGTGGGGGCGGCGACGACAAAGAGTACGGCGATATGCTGTCCACCATGCGCTCGCGCATGACAATGGCAATAGATGCCTTCAGCGACTCACGCAACAATGAACTAGACGACCTGCGGTTTATGGCGGGTAGTCCGGACAACCAGTGGCAATGGCCTGCTGATGTACTGGCAACTCGCGGGGCCGTCCAGGGGCAGACCATCAACGCCCGTCCCTGCCTGACTATTAACAAGTTGCCGCAGCACGTTCGGCAAGTCACCAACGACCAACGGTACAACAAGCCAGCAGGTAAAGTTATACCTGCGGATGACGTTGCTGACCCTGAGATGGCAGATATATTCAACGGCATAGTGCGGCACATTGAGTACATCAGTGACGCTGACACGGCCTACGCAACTGCCTGTGAGAACCAGGTCACCTACGGCGAAGGCTACATTCGGGTATTGACCGAATACTGCGACGAGAACAGCTTTGACCAAGAACTGAAGATAGGCCGGATTCGCAACTCATTCTCGGTCTACATGGACCCTGCGATTCAAGACCCATGCGGCGCAGATGCCCGGTGGTGCTTTGTTACGGACGATGTGCCCAAGGACGAGTACGAGCGCCTGTACCCAGACGCTGCGCCTATTAGTAGTTTGCAGTCTTTGGGTTTGGGCGACCAAGACCTACAGCAATGGCTGCGGGACGATACAGTGCGGATTGCGGAGTACTTTTATCGTGAGTACAAAGCCGAGACACTCAACCTCTACCCTAACAACATCACGGCGTTTAACAACTCGATTGATGACAAGCAACTGAAGATGCTTTACGGCAAGCCGTTGAAGACTCGCATTTCGCAGCGGGAGAAGATTTGCTGGGTTAAGAGCAACGGCTACGAGGTGCTGGAGAAGCGCGATTGGGCGGGTAAATACATTCCCATTGTGCGGGTGGTAGGCAATGAGTTTGAGGTCAACGGGCAGATATATGTATCTGGTCTGGTGCGGAACGCCAAGGACGCCCAGCGTATGTATAATTATTGGGTCAGCCAAGAAGCAGAGATGCTGGCCCTAGCACCCAAGGCTCCGTTCATTGGCTACGGTGGGCAGTTTGAAGGTTACGAGACTCAGTGGAAGACTGCCAACACCACCAACTGGCCTTACCTTGAGGTCAATCCAGATGTGACTGACGGTGCTGGCGGAAGTCTGCCACTGCCCCAACGCGCACAGCCCCCGATGGCCTCTACTGGCCTTTTGCAAGCCAAATCGGGGGCATCTGAAGATATTAAAGCTGCAACTGGGCAGTACAACGCTAGTCTGGGCATGGGCGGCAACGAGCGCAGCGGCAAGGCTATTTTGGCCCGTCAGCGCGAGGGTGACGTTGGTACTTACCATTATGTTGACAACCTGGCCCGTGCCATACGCTACGTCACTCGGCAACTGGTGGACATGATCCCCAAAATCTACGACACCCAACGCATTGCCCGAATCATTGGTGAGGACGGCGAGACAAACATGGCAAAGATTGACCCGTCGCAAGAGATGCCGGTCAAGAAGATTGTTGACCAGCAAGGCATTGAGATTGACAAAATCTACAATCCCAATGTTGGCAAATACGATGTTGTGGTGACCACCGGACCAAGCTACAGCACCAGACGCCAAGAGACACGGGAAGAAATGGCCCAGCTGCTGCAAGGCAACCCTGCACTTATGCAGATTGCAGGCGACTTGTTTGTTAAGGCAATGGATTGGCCTGGGGCTGATGAGTTGGCTAAACGCTTGGCTAAGACCATTGACCCCAAACTGTTGAGCGACGATGAAGACCCGGCCCTGCAAGCTGCCAATATGCAAATGCAGGCTATGGGGCAAGAGATGCAGCAAATGCAAGAAATGCTGCAAAACGTCCAGCAGTCAATGGAAGCGCAAGAGTTAGAAATCAAGCGGTTTGACTCGGAGGTCAAAGCCTACGATGTAGAAACCAAACGCATGACCGCAATGGCTGCTGCCATGACGCCTGACCAGATACAAGAGATTGTGCTGGGTACTGTGCAAGGCATGATAACCAGCGGTGATCTGATGAGTTCGATGCCGATGGAGCCGATGATGCCGCAAGACCAGATGATGGGCCAAGACCAAATGATGCCGCCACCAAACCAAGGTATGTAACATGGCTACAACATCTTTAGCCCCCACGCCCAAGCTGCAATTCTTTGATGCCAACGGCGCACCGCTGGCTGGTGGGCTGCTGTACACCTACGCTGCTGGCACGACCACGCCACTAGCGTCCTACACCGACAGCACTGGCGTCAGCGCCAACACCAACCCTATCGTCCTGGACAGCCGTGGCGAGGCCAATGTGTGGCTTGGCGCAGCCATCTACAAGTTTGCCCTGTACACCAGCGCCAGCGTCTTGATTTGGACGGTTGATAATATAAATGGGCCTGACCAAGCCACACTTGCAGCTTTAGCTGCGTCAGGCGGGTCTAACTTAATTGGATTTTTGCAAACAGGCATTGGGGCCGAGGCAACGACTGTTCAGACTAAGTTGCGAGAGAGTGTGAGCGTAATGGACTTTGGTGCTGTGGGCGATGGCACAACTGATGACACTGCCGCTATCCAAGCAGCGATCAATGCGGTATCTCAAGGCGTTGTTGTTTTTCCCGCAGGCACATATCTTACATCTGCTGACATTGTATTAAAAAGTAATGTTAGTTTGTATGGTCAAAATTCAATTATTACTTACACGGCATCATGGGCAACCTATGGTTCTTTTTTAAACGGCACGTCTGTTTCAAACATTGAGATTACAGGGTTCATTTTTAACGGTCTTGGTAGCTGGACTGCTACGCCATTTACAAACCCTTATGGTGGCGGCAATTCAGTTGGTTTTACAAACAACCAAGTTGGCATTACAATTTCTGGCAACTCAGCTAATATTCGAGTACATGACTGCACTATTAAAGGCGTTGCTAGAGGCATATTGTTGCAAAACAGCACCAACATAGATGTTTCAAATAATACGTTTACCAATCTAGGAAACAATGCACTTGAGGTAAATCGTACAGATTACGTTGTAATAACATCAAACATTATCCGTGGCGTGTATGGAAATTTAACAAATGCTGGCGATACAAATATTGCTAGTTCTCAATACGCAGACGGCGTTTATATTTACTGTGCTTCTCAAATTGCTGTTTCTAGTAACGTGTTTGAAGATTTAATTCGCGTAGGCGTTGTATTGGAAGGTGATGCAATTACGCTTACATCTGGCGTTGCTGTTTCAGGAAACACATTTACTAATTTAAATTCAAATCGTGGCACAGAATTAAATTGTGCAATTTGGTCTGAATACACAAAAACTGATTATTCTTGTGCAGCAACAGGAAATACTTGCAATAACACAGGAGCAACAGCGGGAACAAATTCATCTTATGGAATTGAAGGTAGCAGGCTAACTGTATCTGGAAATCTTGTAATTGGTTTTGACGTAGGCATTGATGGCGTTGAAATGAGAGCCATTGGTAATACAATAGAAAATAATAAATTCGGTATTCAAGTTGGAGAGCAAGTTTTTGGCTCAACTACTGAAATAACAAGCAATCGGATTGCAAACAATGAAAACCCAGGCATTGAGTTGTACAGAACCAAAGGCGTGGTTGTAATAAAAGCAAACACATTGGAAGATAACGGCTCTGCATCTACACTTTCTGCTGCTTCTGCCCTAAGAGTAAACCGACTATACACAGATCAATTTGTGTCCATATTAGGCAATTTGTTTATATCATCTGCTGATGCTGGGGATACAAGCGGTCAGTTGTATTCGGTAATTAATATTGCTGGCGGTGACTATGCTACCCAAACAGACTATATCCAAGGCAATACGTTTGCATTTAATGGAACATTAGCTGCGTACCCTGCAAATTTGGCTGTAACACCATGTTCTTACGGCGCTGACAATACATCTTCTATTACACCAAACGATTTTGTTTTTTCACAAGGAAACATATCGTCAAAAATAAAAGGTGCATTGCAACCAAATTACGCTCTTGACCAATATCCAGGTTTAAACAGATTTTTAGGGTGGGACTCTAGTTACCCTGTATCGGGTACTTATCAACAAGGCGACTTGGTAAATAATCTAAATCCTTCTGCTGGCGGTGCTTCATACCTTGGTTGGGTGTGTACAACGGGCGGCTCTCCTGGTACGTGGAAAGGTTATGGGCTTATTCAAGTTTAAAAAATGTTTATTTTTTCAATTTGTTAACATTATTTAAAGTTGCTTACAATTAGGAATTACCATGTTAAAAACTACAACTTCAGTTATTAACGCTAGTCAAATTACAGGCACACTCCCAGTAGCCAACGGCGGCACAGGGCTTACAAGTTACACCGCAAACGGTGTAATTTACGCATCAAGTTCATCGGTTCTTGCATCTGGGTCTGGGCTGACGTTTGACGGGACAAATTTAACGGTAAATGGCGCAACATCTACAGGACGAGTAACCGCTAAACTTGCAAATATTGCTGGTTTTCAATCAATGTTTTCTGTGCAAAATGCTACAAACACAGGGCAATTAGCTTCAATTGGTTTAAATCTTTCAACCGATGAATTTACTTTAGGTTCTGATTATGCGGCGCAAGTAATTTTTAAATTTAACACTTCAGAAAAGCTGCGTCTTATTTCTACAGGCGTTTCTGTTACTGGAAACCTAACTACAACGGGAACAATATCTCCAGTACAAGCAACTACCGCAGGCGCTCCAGCGTATGTCAAAGGTGCAATGTACTTTGATACTACGCTTAATAAATTACGCATTGGTGGAGCAACAAACTGGGAAACTGTAACGTCTGCTTAACATACGTTTTGTAAAAACTTTTTACGTCAAGTATTAAGCCATGATACGCACCGCCAAAGGCCCAATTTTGCTCTACATGAACCTTTGCGGGTTCAAGGGCTGGACTAGCTTCTGGAATATGATTTACATGGCCCCCGGCTTTGAGCAACACGATGCGTTGATTAGGCATGAAACGATGCACTTGGAACAGATGCGGCGGGATGGCAAGGTGCTGTACGCCATCAAGTACACCTGGTGGATGCTGCGCTACGGTTATAAAATGAATCCTTACGAAGTCGAGGCACGAGCCGCTGAATAACCTTGAAAGACAAAAATGGCTAACGAACAATCCGCATTTTTTCCAAATGGCCCGACCGTTGTGGTTACTGCCAATGCAACTGCCCCCGCAGCCGCACAGATTTTGCCGACTTTTACGGCAGTCACACCGCCCACCAACCAGTACCGGGTGGTCAACGTAGGGTCGGTAACGGCATTTTTAGGCGTTGGTGCAACAGCGGCTATTGCAGTTACCAATGCCGCAGCGGTCACAACAACTGGCAACGCCGTCCCCATTGTGGCTGGCGCCGTGGAAGTGTTCAACTTCCCGCCGACCTCATTCTTCACCGCAACAGCGGCATCGTCCACGACACTTTACATCACTCCTGGACAAGGACTATAATGTTTGTACTGGCCCAATGACCAGGGAATCTTAGGATTCAAAAATGTCAGAGATAGAGCAAGTAGCGGAATTAGCCCCCGCGCCGGAACTGGAAACCACGGCGGTTACTCCAGAACCTGTAGTTGAAACGCCGGAAGTAGCAGCTAAGACATTCTCGCAAGAGGAACTTGACGCCGCTATTGGTAAACGCCTCGCAAGAGAGCAGCGAAAGTGGGAACGAGAGCGACAGCCTGCGCCAGCAGTGGCAGTGGACTTGCCTCCGCAAGATCAGTTTGAGTCGGTCGATGCTTACGCAGAGGCCAAGGCTTACAAGCTGATTGAGCAGCGGGAACTCCAGAAACAGCAAGCTGAGATTCTTGATGGGTATCACGAGCGTGAAGAAACGGCTAGGTCTAAGTACAGCGACTTTGAACAAGTTGCCTACAACCCCAGCCTCAAGATTACGACCGTGATGGCACAGACGATTCAATCGTCGGAAATTGGGCCTGACTTGGTTTATCACCTTGGCTCAAATCCGAAAGAGGCAGATCGTATTTCTCGACTAGCGCCTATTTTGCAAGCTAAAGAGATTGGACGACTTGAGGCTAGGTTAGCCGAAAACCCCGTCCAAAAGCGTACTTCTGGTGCGCCTGAGCCGATTTCACCAGTCACCGCCCGAGGGGTGGGTTCTGGGTCTTTTGACACAACTGATCCACGGTCTATCAAGACCATGAGTACCAGCCAGTGGATTGAGGCCGACAGAGCGCGACAAATGAAAGCGTTACAGGCGCGAAAGTTTTAATTTATTTTCTAAGGAAAAATCGTGGCTAACAGTATTCTTACCATTGACATGATTACTCGGAAGGCTCTTGAGATTCTTGAGAACAACCTGGTAAT